TTGCCGACCATATCCGCCTAACTGAAAGTCGGTTTCAGCTTTTTCGCCTTGAATAGCGCGATCGCATCGTCGGGCGCGATGTCGAAAGCATCGCCGGTAGGGCCATCGAAGAATTCGAGCAGGGTCGCCGGCCCGGGCGGCGCGGAAACGGCAACATTCACGGCCGATTCGGCATATTCAGCGTCAGCGGTCGCGTCCAGCCCTTCGGCGATCAGCCGATCAAGTTCATCAAAGTCCAATTTTGCCCAAACCCCCGTCAACGCTGCGCGCGGATCGCACCAAGGAGGCGCGAGAAGACGCCGGAATTCGTCAGCTTGGTTGTCGCGCCCGCGGCCGGCGCATCCGCCATGATTTCATTCAGCTTGCGGCGGAAGGTTTCAAAGTCGCCCGAATCTTCAGCGGCATTCAGAAGCGCGGCGACCCGTTCGCCCATGATGGTCTGATATTGCTCGGCGAAATGGGATGCGGCCTGAACGATTGCCTCCTGATCGCCGCGGCGCGCGGCCTTGAGTGCAGCAATGGCGGCAAGTTCGCCCTCCGCGAACTGCTGGTCCAGCGGCGCGCCCGGCAATCCGCCGGGGATCATCAGCGGCGCGGCGGCTTGCTTTTTCTGCCATCCTTCGCCGTAGACCTCGCGAATGTATTCCTCGGTCGGTTCATATCCAAGTTCGGAAATCAGCTTGTCTCGTTCCGCGCGCGAAGTCATATCTTCGGGCGGCTCGACCATGCGGCGGATGCGCGGAACGGCGGCGCCGGGGAAATTCCATTCCACCCACCATTTCAGCGGCCCGCGCTGGAAAGTCTCGGTGATCAGGTCGGCATCGGATTTGACCACGGCATCAGCGACGCCCTCATGCACTTCGGCTTGGGATCGGCTTGATCCGCTATCCGTGGTCATCGTCTGGCTGAGAATCACCTTTGCGATCGCCGCGTCCATCGCGGATTTCATGCCTTCGTAATCAGCGGCGCCGGATCGCGCAGCCTCAAGCAATTCGACGGTGATGTTTTCAGGCACAACGACGCCGGCATCGGTGGCGATCGAGCGAAGCATCTGGACCGCTTTCGCGCGCTGCGCCGGGTCATCGATTTGGCCGGCCGGAAGCTTGGCGACTGCGGTTGGCTGTCCGAATTTTTCCAGAAAGACCAGCCAGAATTTGATGTCGTTGCGCTTGAAAAAGACCGGCCAGTAAAGCGAGTGGGCGAGGCCCAATCCATACGGTTCGTCGTGATGATCCGATCCGGTGCTGATGGTCCAGAACTTCCGGTCTGGCATCGTCACCAGCCCTTCGGTCGATCGATTCAGATAAAGCGCGCCTGATTGCCCGAAGCGGAAGCGGGCGCGATCGCGGGCGATGATCTTGTCGAAATGGACCCGGCTTCCATCCTGCCGCCACAAGATTTCGGCGACGCCCCATCCGTAGAAGACCGAAAAAAGCATCTTGTCGGTGATGTCATCCCACGCAAGGTTCGCCATTTCCTCAAGCTTGAAAACTTCCGCGGCCTGAACGGAAAGCGGATCGTCGGCGCCCGGTTCTATTTCGACTTCAGCACTGCAGACGCGAAGCCTGCGCTGTTGGAATACCGATCGCACCTGATCATCACGCAGCAATTCCTTGTAAATCGAAAGGGTCGTATCACCCCGGGACTGCAGTACGGAATCGGTCGGCGTCAGCGCGTCGGTGTATGGATCGCCGCTTGTGCCAAGGTAGAAAAGCCCGTTGTCGGGGATTGCGATTTCCTGCTCGATGGGTTCTTTCGGCTGTTCGACGTTCATGTTTCCCTTTCAATATCCATTAGACCCGCTTCCCGAATGAACAGAACCGTATCCATATTCGGTTTGCCCTTCGACCCGATATCCCGCGTCCTCTGCCGCAAGCCTGCCGCCGGTTGATGCCGTTTCAAGTCTTGCGTTCCAGCCGCGCGCCCACCGCAAAAATTGGGTTGTGCTATCCACCCGGTCATCATGCGGCGCCAGCGGAAAGCCCAGCAATTCAGATTCGTAATCCACAAGCCACGGCGAAGATTCCGGCAGCACCAAAAGCCCAGCCTCGACCATTGCCGAGACTTCATTCGCGCGCGTCGGCTTATCGCCGCACGGTTCGATCGCAATGACCGGGATCGATGTCGAACTGCGAAGGTCTTGGATCAGCGATTGCCCGCTGGCTTTATCTTCGATCAAGACCGCCATCGGCCGATCGCGCTCGGCCATGCTGATGACAGTTCGGCGCAAAACAGGGTATTCGATCCGCCCATGAAAAACGTCCCGCAAATAATAACCGGGATTTTGCCCGCCATATTGCCAGACAGTGCCGACGCTTGGATCGTTGATTTTGTTCGGCTTATATGCGGTATCCCATGAGTGGACGCAAAGCTTTGCATCGGCTGGAATGACGCCGTAGCGGCGAAGCCACTGCGCTTTGAAGATGACGCCCTCGGCCGGCCGCGGCCTTTGCTGAAACAGGCTTGCCCATGTTCGAGCGTTCCCGCGGAAGTTCGCCCAATGCTTTTCATCGAACCATTCGGACCAAAGCATTTCACCCGGGCGCCTGCCAAGCGGATCGTCTTCCCTTTCCGCCTCGGCCGGCAAGCAAATCACCTCCCATTCATTCCCGTCGCGGCAAAGGATCGACCCGCTTTCCCCTGCGTAATGCTTCGGCAAGATGCTGCCAGCTAGATCGGCTTCGTGCCATCGGGTCATCACGATGATGATCCAGCCGCCCGGGATCAGGCGCGTCAGCAAGTCATCGTCATAGGCTTCGCGAACCTTTTTCCGGATCACTTCGGACTCGGCTTCCTCGCGGCCCTTCACGGGGTCATCGATAATCAGCCCATGACAGCGGTTGCCGGTGATGCCGGAAAGGATTCCGCCCGCGAGATATTCCGATCCATTCCCGAGCGCCCATTCGTCCGCCGCGCTGGTCGCCGGGCTGATGCCTGTCCCGAATATGCCGCCATATCCGCGCGACCGGACGACTTGCCGGGCGCGGCGCCCATGCCGGCGCGCAAGGTCCGACCCGTAACTGGCAAGGATGATGCGCGCGTTTTCTTTCCGGCCCATATACCAAGTCGGCGCGACCACGCTGGCATATGTCGATTTTGCTGATCCGGGTGGCATGAACAGCATGAGGCGCCCATGCGGTTTGAGCATGGTGCGCTGGATCGCGGAAAGCATGAGGGAGTGATGCGCAGCGACCCCGGTTTCGATTGGCGAAAAAATCCATTCATCGTCGGAATCTGAAACGGGCTTGCCCGGGACATCGATCGCATTCGTGTAAGCGATCAGGCTGTCGCGCGCCCGTTTCCTGCGGATCAGTTCACGCGCCGCCTGTGCGGGCGATACGCTCAAGTTCGTCGTCCGTCATGGCGTGAACGCCTTGGGTGATTTCATGCTGCATCGGCCCGCCGTCCTTGCCGGTCTGCTCGACCAGCGTTATGTCGCGCTTCCCTGCGCGGGTTTTTTCCCACCAGATTGCAGCGGAAACCGACTGCGGGCTGTTCCCGATCGCTTTCTTGAAAAGCGATTGCGCGACCATTGCGTTCGCCTGCGAAATGCCATCGTCGAGTTCTTCTCGGAAAGCCTTTCGCAGCGTCTTTCCATCGATCGGCCGGCCGGTCTGGTGGTTGATGATCCGTTCGCAGATAAGCGAATGTTGAAAGCCGCATGCCGCCATGATGGTGACCTGAAGCCTTTGCTCTGCATTCGGAATGAAAGGGGTTCGCGCCATTATGCCGCTTCCCCTTGGGTGGATGGAGCGCCCGGGTCGGTGTCACACCGCCGCTGTTCCGGAGGGAGGCCGGTCATCGCTTGCTTCGGGCGCCTTGATGCTCGATCAATGCGCTGCCCTTTATACATTCCAGCCCCGATCGCGTCAATCTTGTCGAAAGGCACGATCGGGACCGTCAGCCTTTCGCGCGCGGCCGGGTTCAGGAAATAGATATACCGCAGTTGATACCCGGGCATCGGCGCATACCCGGCTTCGCGAAAGCCCTTCATCGATGACGCGCCGGTCGAAGTGATCGCTTTGCCCTTCGTCACCGTGGTCTTGCTGATGGTTGCCGATTTCTTCGCCTGCAGCCCGAGCCGCAGGCTAAGGTCGGTCGCCGTGCTGCCATCAGGCGCGCGCCAGATCGAGGTATTTTTCTTGATGCTGGTCAAGACGAATCCGCTTGCGCGATAGATCGTCCCGTCGCCGCATTGCGTCCCATCCGCAAAGCTGATGATCCACTCGATGTGCGGGTAATGCTTGCGGATCATCTTCAGCGCGATCGATATCGCCCGGCTTTCACTGTTCCGCGGAAGCTTGTCCGAGAATGCCATCCGGTTCAGTTCGAGGAATCCATTCCAAGCGGTTCCCTCGACCATGCCCTGCGTCTTTCGCTTATCCAGCGACGGCCCGAACTGCATGGCGCCCTCAAGCTTTCCATTCAGGAAAACGCCGAGGTGAAGCTGCGAATTCTGGACGACCTTCCCACTGTAATGAACCCGCTTGACCAGCGCTGCAGCATCGGACGACGAAATCGGCGCGACCCTGATGTCCTTCGCCCGGGCTTCAGTCATCGGAATTCCCCTGCAGGAAAACTTCGCAGACGCGGGCCAAAGCGTTCCCGTTCCCGTTCTCGTTTTCCGATCCAGCGAAATCGCCCATGCCGCGCGCGACTTCGAGGGCGCGCTTCACCGTTTCCGCCTGCGAATCGTGAAGGGTGAAAGTCATCTGCTGAAACGGTTCCCGGTCGCCTTCAGGCAAATTCGGCATACCGTCAAGCGGGGTTGCCGGCGATCCGATCAGGTCGGCAAGTTCGGTCGGGCTGAATCCAAGGATGGAAAGGTCGAACTGCTGGTCATTCAATTCATCCAGTTCGACGGAAAGCATATCGAAGTCCCACCCGGAATTCAGCGCGATTCGATTGTCGGCGATAACCAGCGCGCGACGCTGCGCCGGGGAAAGATGATCGATGATGATGACCGGGACGGTCTGAAGCTTCAGCCGCATCGCCGCGGAAAGCCGGCCATGACCTGCGACGATATCGCCATCGCTGGTGGCAAGGATCGGGTTCGTAAATCCGAATTCCTTGATGCTGGACGCTATCTGCGCGACCTGTTCATCCGAATGCGTCCTGCTGTTCCGCGCGTAGGGGATCAGCCGATCAAGGGTCCAGTGCTCGATCGCATTCGCGGCCCATTGCCCGGTTTTATCCGCGGCCTGCGCCTTTTCTGTGCGGGATTTATTGCTCAAGCGACATCCTCCCGGGATTCAGTTTCGATCACGCCGGCCTTGCGCAAGATCATCACGATGGTTGCCCGATTCAGCCCGAAGTCCCGGGCGATCTTTCCCAAGCTTTCCCCGCGCTCGACCCGGGCCTTTCTGATTTCTTCGTTCCGGAGATCCTTCAGGACGTTGCGCTCGATCGGAATCTCAAGCCTTTCACCGCCGAACACGGCCGACAGCTTGCGCGCAGCTTCGAGGCCGATGGTGAGCGATATCGGATGCGTCAGCGTCGCCTTGATCGGGACATAGAGTTCCCCGTTTCCCCATCGGCAGGCGATTTCATACGCCGCCCCGATTCCGACGACTTCCGAGATTTCTTCGATTATTTGCTGCATTGCACCCCCATTCGCCAACGAATCACTGAACCGGAAGCCTTTCCGCCTCCGAATATCGAGCCGCGAGGATTGCCTGCGCCTGATCCTTTTCGCGCCTTCCGCTATCGACCATCCCATTCAGCCAGCCGTGCCAGAACCCCCGGCTTTTGTCGCTTCCGGGTTCCGGATCGCCATTCAAGCCGGCCCGGTATCCGGACAGGATTTCGGCCGCGTCCTGATTCGCAAGATCGGAAAGGGTGACGATTCGATCGAATTCCGCCATCACGCAGCCTCGATCGGGAGCGTCCTGATCCGGACCTTGACCCCGGGGATTTCTGAATATTCCTTCAGTAGCCCGATGCTGACGACTTGCGCGTCATCGATGAAAACCACGCCGTTGATCGCATCCTTGACCGCCTTCAGCACGTTGTCTGCGTCTGGCTTTTTGGTCGCCGCGATCATCTGCTCGGCAGC